AGTATATTTAACTCTGCTGCAGTAGATGTAACTCCCATAGAAGCTAGAGTCTCAGTTGATTTAGAACTGAAACTAAGCGCACCAGCTCCATCGGTCGTTAATACTTGACCAGCTGTACCATCAGGGGTTTTAAGAGCAGAAATACCAACAGAATTGGAGGTTGGAGTATGTATATTAACCTCTCCAATACCAAAGAGTATTATCTCAATGGAAGAAGCACTTGGTGGAGCTCCTGTAAATGTTAGGGTTGTTCCGCTGGTACTATATGCTGCGGGCGCATGTTGTTTAACGCCATCTATATGAATAAGAACAGCATCGTCATCAACAACGGTTTCTGGTAAATTGTATTGAGTAGTTGTTCCGTCGCCTGTATATCTGACCGAATTAAATGCATTCGATCTAAATACGTGGCCGCCGGTTTTAGTTCCTATATATGACATATATAATAATCCTTATGCTATTTCTAAAATTGCGCAAACTGCTTCTATATCACCTGTACTTGATGCAGTTACTGCTAATATATCCCCGGCTTCCAAATTAATCGGTTTATCTAAGACCAGAGTTGAATCCTCTGGTACTGCTAGTGTTTTACCTATATATCTGTATGTTGTACCGCCATCAACTGTTATTTCGATATCTACATCCGAACCAGTTATCCCGTCAACATTCGAAATATATAATGCGTGTATAACAGCTGTCGTAGATGCTGGGCAGGTATATAAAGTAGTTCTACTCGTTCCTACTTGAATTCCTGCATTTTTAAATGTATTTGCCATATTATCCTCCTAATGCTATTGCCATTGCAACAGCTGATTCCGAAGCCTGTTCAACTTCATCATTTATGTTAACGAAATTACTATCAACTTCTTCATTGGTTAGTGGGTTATTCTTAACCGTTGTTACCGTCGGAGTTGTTGTATTTGGTTGTCTCAGATAGAGTTCAGCCATTATGGTTCCTTATTCAATAATTGTACTAACATATCTTTTATACTATTTATATCAGATTCTAATTTATCCATTCTGACTCTAATTTTCTTATCTTCCATGTACTTATTATAATCATTTTTATTCGAATTAACAATTAACCCGAACTTGTTTTTATTTAGGTTCGGATTCGATTCGACCTTCATTATGCTACTGCCACGATCCTGAAATCTCTGAGTCTAGGAGTTTTATTGGAATCTCCGGAATTAAAAACTATCTTAACCGAAATGATATCATAATCATCTACACCGGTGACAGTGACATTACCCTCAAAAAATCCACCCCTATTATTAGATGATTTTGTACCGAGGTTATCAATTTTTGTATATTTTAATTCTTTATGTATTACACCTTCAACACCAGAATTAGATGTTCTGTAATAAAAATCTATACTAGTGTTATAGGGTTGGTTATATGTAAAGAATAACTTAAACCCAGTTGAAATGTTAACAAATTGAAGCGGTCTCGAAACATATTTCGAAACTGATGTAGATCCCATCGGTGTTATTTCGTCAAGATATCTAGTGTTATATTCTATATATAGGGTTGTTCCTGTCATAGTAAATTCGGAAGCTACTGTCACGGTAGTCTTATCAGCAGATATATCCGTTATGATAAAGTTACCAAGATCTGTACCACCAGAAGTTCCATCATATATATGAAGGTTCATTCCAATTTTGAATTTACCAAATTCTAATATAGTCGCTGCATCGGCAGTCGATATAGTAGAAGATGTTGGAGAGTTGGTTAATGTACCAGATGTAAATGATCCCACATCCAATGCAGTATTAATATTAGTAATATCTGGTGAATTGATTCTATTTGTAGAACATAGTGCATCAATACCAGCAATATTAATTATTGGTGATATCTTTGCATCTGTTGTTGTTAATGTTGCTTTAAATTCTAATGAACTGTTTCCCGAATATTGTGCAGTTTCCCCGACTGGATTAAGAACTGAGATAGTAGATGGAGTAGATTTATTGAGTCTATTTACTAGTTTTGTATAGGATGTATCACCATATTTCTTATACTTATATTCGAGATTGGTACCAGGTATAATTTTATCTTTGAATGCCGGTTGTATGTCATCAACTTTAATATTATTTGTTATTTTTAGTCCAAATTTCTGTCTTAAATATTCAGAGCTTGTAGCATTTGTACCAGAATCTATGACGAAGAAATCATTCTCAGCATTAGATATAATGTGTGTACCATTAATAGCTGTAGCGTTAATCCCAGCATAAGTACCAGCCTCGAGACCAGAAATTACAACGGAATCCCCATTATTGAGTCCATTATTTGGTAATGATATTCTAATTAATGGTGAATTGGTTTTAGTTCTACCAAATATATGAGGAACGTCGATCTCTGGGATATCATCATTAACGAGGTTGAAAGTGCCGGCATCGGTATCAAATTCAGCTCTATATAGTTTAAATGTTAGATCTTCATATTGATCAGTTGTCCAAACAGATGCACTCTGAGATTTGAATAGAGACCCGAGAAGAGGTTGTGTTTGTATAGAACCCCCACCACTTATATCATCGTCACCCATATATGATGTCCATACAACGTATTTTTCTGAATCTGATTTTATGTAGATACCATATTCTTTACCACCCTCGAGGTAAACCGGAGCACGAAACTTTATATTAGTTGGGGTAGGATTCCCGTAAGTTTTAGACCCTACTGTAGTTGTATTAACTGTATCTACAATGATATCGTCAGCATCAACATAAACTTCCGATAGAGGAAGTGAACGAGGACCAGGATAACCGTTGACAGTATCTACTATTGAAACATATATAGGAATATCAGATGTATCTTTTTGTCCAAAGTATAAGTCTATACCAGTTACAAATATACCTGTGTCATCTTCAACAAAAAAGGTTTGACATAGAGGATCGACCGGGCATTTCCATTGAGCATGCCATTCCAAACCAATAGGAATTTCTTCCCCTGCTCTAGTCACAACTATATCTTCACCCCTAACATCTTGTGTTGATGATTCTGTTGTATAGGTAGTAATCGGATATTCTACCCAATTTCTAATACTAGAAACTTTGGGTTGAGTGGACAGCAATGTACCTGTTGAAGAAAAATCGACAATGGCAAATGATTCTGAAAAGAGATCTGATAGACCTGATGTTGTAAAGATAATCTCTTTCTTGCCAACAACTAGTTTTTTATCTCCCTCATTCGGAATTGTTAATAATCCGTAGAGATTACCGTAGGGGGATGATTTCGTTGCAGTTGGTGTGTTTATAGTAGATATAGTTGCTATTGCGCCGGAGACTGATCCTGTAATAACTTCGGATGCGGCGAAAGTACCTTTAACATTTGATACGAATAGTACAATATTGGATCCCGAAGTTTTCTCTATACCCAATAGAACAGCTGTTGCAGAAGATGTTCCACCAGTTATAACATCCCCAATATTTAATGCTGTTACTTTATTTCCAGAAACTTTTCGGATATCAGCATCCTCTGATCCAACAACACTCTTTGTATCAAATGTTCCTGATGTTACAGATACAGTTAATTCTGTCGAAGGTATAGTGTATTCTGATAAGTCAATTTTATCAGCAAATACATTAATAATTGAATCTCTTTTCAATCCCGTTACCACGTACTTTAGGGTTACTGCCCTCATGTAAGGAATTAAACTTGAAATTATTTTTGATGACTTCTCTTCAGTATATTCGGCTCTCGTTTCATATGTAGTGTGAGCGACTTGAGTAGTCGTTGTTACGGTTTCCCAAGTTTCTATCGTCTCTGTAATATCCGGACCAGTTCCATATATAATATTTTCTGGTGGAACCCCAGATATATCAAAGTCCGTATCAATGGGTTTTGACCACGTCGAATTATTGATTATAGGATAAGTTAATGTTGATCCGGTTGGGTCATGGGGTGCTGGCATAGCTTCAGTGCCAAATTCAACATCTGTTGATACTGCAAAATCCGTGCCATTGGCGGTATTATATGCATCTGTGAAGGATTGCGTAAATTTAGAAGCATGTGATAGTATTTCATTGGATTGATCACCCTTGTTCATTTCAGTAAATGCCGCTACCGCAGAACTGTTTTCCGACTGAGCCACTTCTTCATCGGCCGAAATAAGATTCGCTGAGGCAATGATATCCATTATTCTGCTGTCATTTGTTGCGATACCGGTTGAGAGTGTGCTCCATTCTATAGGAACAGCGGTATCCGGATTCGCGGCATTATATTCTTCTGCAGCTTGAATTAATGCCGCAGTTGATTCTTCTGCAGTAATTTCGTATTCTAATTTTGATTGTACGTTAGCGACCATTGATATTCTCGTTTAATTTAATAGTTTGAATCTCTGATAACAGGGAGCGTGTTGGTATCAGTCCATATATCTGATTCTGGTGTTAATTCCCCTATACCAATGAACGAAACTACGGCGAATGGATTAACATTTGATACTCGAGAACTATTAGAATTTCCAACATATTCTTTCTCCGTATAGGGTAATGTTACTATGTTGCTATTTACGACATAATTATTCGAAATCCTATCGGATATTGTTCCATTTTCTTTTAATTTTATGTGGGACTCTATTATCGGGGATCTTAATTCTCCAGCGCCAGTGTTTATAAAACATTTATAATCTGGGTTCTTTAGATCACCAACACCCATATCATTAAAAGAATCAACAATAAATCCATTTTTGAATAGGCTGAATCCATTGGGATCTTTTACTTCTGTCGTAGATGTTTCCAGCTCTAACATACTTAGAGACGTATAATATTCCAAATTATCAATACGTTTATCCAGTTTCCCTATGTCTTTCATAGTATATCGACGGTTATTTTTTTTCTTAACCTTAACAGAAGAAGGTAAGACTCCACCGTAAGGCACATTACCTAGAGTATATAATAACATAGACCCCTCTGGTAGTGTCGGCATTTGAGGGGTTAATGATGATTCACCCTTAATGATTTTAATCTCTTTTTTGGGGGTTAATACAATTCCATCCATTCTCGGAAGATAGTATGAATAATCCAGTGAAACATCATTATCATATTTTAATATACCGAAATTAGCATTTTTAAATCCAACCCCATTATCATTTTGCACTGGTCTAAAATCAATTGAATCTCTAAGATTAGGTTGTATATTTGTATAATCTGTAGAAATGTAGGATTCAACCGAGAAAAAGTCTCTATCAGAACTAAAGGAATGATCATGATATTCAAAATAAATCCGAATAGATCCAGTTAAATCCGAAGCCGTATTTCGTTCAATCGATCCTATACCATAATATAAATTGGTTTGACCTGAATTTAATTTATATTGTGATGTGATGTCTTTAGTGGCATCATTGCTGGAGTCTATAGTACCAAATGCGGGAGCTACTTTAACTGATAATAATTTTGTACAATCTGCTTTATCTAATAATATTTTTGATATATTGATAGCGTTCGAAGTAGTTAAATCAAAAGTTCCTACCGATATTGTTTTAGTTGACGCTTGGGCATTAGATCTTCTAACAGTGCCAAATACAGCATATGATGTTGAATTCGCTAATCCTGATACTGTAATTAATTGATTAGCATTAGAGCGTGTAATCGTGTGGGGATTTATGATACTACCAGTACTAGTATTAATTACAGTGTAATTTTGCGGTGTAATTGGAGCAAAAGTTTCATCACCAGTTAGGGGAAATGTTAGAGTTGTTGTCGATGCAAGAGTTGATTGAGTACCTAATTTTCTTGTTATAAAATAATCAGTATCAGAACTAATGCCATCAGCCTCCTTCAGATCTTTAATGAAGTTATGTGTTAATTTATAAACCGCATTGTTATCGTTATTTGCAATATAGGAATTTGAGATAGAAAATACAGATGATGTTATCCCAGCAGCCAAATTGGGGGTAACTGTTAATGTAGTATCTGTGATGGTACCAATTTTATATTTATTAACACCCGAATCTGCAGTTATATAATCCCCTACCTTAAGTTCCTCTGCGAATTTTGTGCCGATACCTGTAATATTGGCAGATCCGGTTGAACCGTCTATCGCTCCTGTTAATCCATCATAAGATTGTGTAATGTTACCAGTGAAATTAGCTGATCCTATTGTAGAAGCAGTATCAATATATAAACATTTAGCATTCCTAGAAAAGATATATCCAGAATCAATAGATATATCATGAATATAAACTCTATATTCATTATTACCTACTGTGGAGTTATGTCTTTCAATCCATCTTGCTTTACAAGTTCCTATTTTAGTACCAACAGCAGTTCCAGGAGCGAGACTGAATTCGTTGTATATATCAAAATCAATAAATTCTGTACCCATTTGCGAGGGTAATGCGGATGGAAGATCAATCAGCACATATTTAGGTGTACTCACGGAAACTGTAGAAGCATCTTCCCTTGCTATATCTCGAGCTCTGTCATTCTTTAATCTTAATTTACCAGTTTGTGTATGGGAAAATCCCCTAACTACACCTATGCCATTTGAAATTTCTGCAATATATTTGTCTTCTTGACCAGCGTATGTAACAGGGGTTGTAACAGGAGGAATAGCAGGATATGCACCAGAATTTAAATGAACCTTCTCAACGAATTGCCACGTTACACCACCATCCGTAAAAGTTGAAAAGGTTGTTAGAAATGTAGGTTTATTTGATCCCGATGTTCCCGCCGTAACGCATTTATATGTGTAGGTCAATCCACCAACATCTTCCCTAATTACGTCACCAATTATATAATTTGATGATGCGACCCAGGTTTCTACAAAATTATTACGATCCTCGATAAAATCTATTGTAAAATCTCTTACAACGTAATCGCCAGATTCGTCATATGTTCGTTTAGCTAGTTCATGCTCAACAACACTATAATTAGGGGCATCTTGCATTAAGCGAGTAACCCCAACCTCAGCCCTATATAATTCTAGGTATCTTGGTTTAGATTCTGTATTGGTTAAATCCCCTTCGGAATTAACGGTCAGCGGATATTTTACAAATGTCGTGGATATTGAATATCTATGAGCTCCAGGAGCGGCATAATTTGGAGAGCCTGTTGCATTATCATTTAGAGTTAAATCTGTAGCAGAGGTTGTTATGTCGTGTTCCCATTCAATACCACAGGTAAACGATGGGGTTGAATCATATCTATTTAATATGAGATTAGATTGTACTACTTTAACAAAAAATCCATCTATATAATATATACCATTAGCTATAGATAACATTGAACCGAGACCAGAAACAACGTTACCAGAAGCGTCAGATTGTACAGTAAGTGTAGCTCCACTAGAAGTTATATTCTCATTTGCCTGAAATGTTGTTTCACCAGAAGTACCAGATGAAATATACCTAACATAAACTACATCATTCGTATCATTCGAATCTGATGTTTCTGTATGAATTATTGTTCCTGTAACGCCAGAAGTAGCTCCAGTATATAATAACCCCTCCGAATCAGATAATACAACCCCCGTAGAAGGGGGTATTATTTTAACATAATCTGTTCGGGGAGAATAATTAAGTCTGCCATCAACAACAGGAGAACCATTTTTAAATAAATGTTTACCTATAGAATCGACTTGATTTTGTAGTATTGTTTGAATTTGTGTTAATTCTCTCGCTTGCACAGCTGTGCCTGGGCGAAACAATATTCTCAAATAATCCTTTAACTCATCATAGTCATCAAAATAAGGATCTGTATTAAAATTGTAAGACATAATAATTCTCTTTCCTAGGTATATATTATATTTATATTAGAACGATATGTAAGATTTAAACTTAACTCCCTGATTACCAGAATTGATATCACCTGTCACAGAAAATGTTATCCGATTTTCCGCTAAAATAATATCCCCAGAATATTTATTTATAGTGGGGGAAAATAATATTGAAGTAACTGTGAGTGCTGTATTCGTTGCATCCGAATCTAAAAATAAAGTTCCGGAAGGATCTGTACTGTGTTGTATTGCCTGTAATAAGACTTTAGATCCATCATAACTTATAACCCTAAATGTCTTTGTCCCCATATATATAACTGTATTAATAATCACTGATGGCGAAATACTGGACGCATCAATCAAATAACAGGTCGTGCCAATTGCACCAGAGAACTTTGATGTTACACCATATTGTTCTATACCTTTGATCAATCCTATTTGATTGTAATCATTATTTACTATGATACCATGATTTTTATCTTCGTCTAGGGAATTAAATAAACAGAGAGTTGTCGATTTTAACTCTCTAGGAAGATCGTAACCATGTCCACCACGAGGAGATATAATAACTCTGAGTGATGCACCACTGCCTTTTTGTAGAGAGGAATCTGTTATAGATATAGTGGCGTAATTGTATCCCGAACCATAATTATCAATTATTAAGTCCGTTATAACCCCGTTAGTTATAGTTAAACTAATAGCACCTGCAGTCCCATCTCCTACAACTGTTGCAGTTACATTACCTGGTATGTCATATCCTGAACCACCATTTTCTATAATGATCGTTGATATTGACCCATCGACAGCAGCAGCTTCGACTACAGCTTGATTAGTATCTAGATTACCATAATTACCTACGCTAATTTCAAATGTAGCACCACTTCCAGGATCATTGGCCCCTTTGACTATGGTTAAATTGGCATAGGTATAACCCTTCCCTGCATCAGTAATAGTAACATCGGTCACAGATCCATTACTATCTAGTGTAGCAGTAGCAGTAGCAGTTCCCGTTCCATCTGCACCAGTTCCATCCCCATCTATAACCAGGTAAGATTGGTCATCATAAGCTGTGCCCGCTGTTATGATGGTTACATTTTCGTTTAGTATATTACCTGCAGAATAATAAGGATTATGAATCTGCCTTGTTATGGGCATCATTCCAGATCCGGCAAATTTATTGATAAAACCCGATGGTATATCTGCCATATATTTCCAGATATAACCTTCAGAGGTTGAAATGTTGAATAATTCAGTTCCGGTTGGTCGTGTTACTGATGCAACACCTCCATTATTATCTAGGCATTTATATATTCTGTTATTGGAGATAGCGTAGAATTTCTTTGTGCTCATGTCTACTACATCATCATACATATCAAAAATTTCACCGGATGCCCATTGATTATCTGGCACAACAAAGGATACGTCGCTGATATTAACCTTTTTGGTTGATATCATATTCGAGCGAATATCGGTTTCCGAACTAACAGAAACATTATACACAGGAACATTGGCAAGATCAGTCCATGGCGTTGTATTAGAAAGAAAGTAATTATAATGACCCGTATTCGTCGCTATATCATCAAATACTGATTTAGCAATTGAATAATGAAATTGCGGTGTTATTTTAGCATTAGACATATTAAGAGACTGTTATAGTCCATGTGATTGACATAGAATCAGAAGATCCTATATTAACAACGGCAAAAGTTGTTCTACAAAGCATATTCCCAGCACTTGCCGCATCGAATATACCAGCTTCGGTAATAGCACCAGTTGCAACACCAGCGTTAAAAACTGAGGAGAAAGAAGCGGTATTGTTTAAAGAAGAACCTGTTGTAGTACCCCTAGCGAGTTCGGTTTCAAGCGTGGTATCCGCCAACACTTGCGCAGTTGTTCCTGTTCCTACTGCCAGGTGGGACATGGTGCCTGTTGTTCCAGCAATTAACCCTGCGATCCAATTTCTTCCGGTGGTTACTACTAAATTATCAATATCAATAGAGTTGATAACTTTGCCAGAGTTAATAACTTGTATATTAACATGACCTGTTACTTTTAAATTTTCTTCATTTTTCATTTATATTCTCGAATCTGTGTAAGCGTCTGTACCGACAGCTGGTTGATTAAAATAGTCTACGGCATATGGGTTTAAATCGAAATATTGAATATGGGAAAACCCAATACTATCCCCTGATATATCTTTATTTATGCCCATAGCATATAAGTCTGTTATACTAATCGAATCGATTAGGGTTTTAAATATACTCAATAACGCATCATCTGTGGTATCAAGTCCTTCATTGAAATTCTTGATAAATCTAGCTTTTAACACTCGAAGAGCATCTGATACTGATAGAAGATTAGTTATAACCAATTCATCGAATTCTACTAATCCGGCAGGATGAAGAGCACCTTTAATAATTGATTTATATGAATTCGGAACTACGTTAGATTTAACAACATATGAATATTTTTGGTAATATTTATTTTGAAGGTAATTAGAATCTGAAACAAACCCTTTATTATCTGTATGTTCTCCACCATAAGATACTATGGAAGTTGAAGCTGGTATTGCACCGGTAAATCCTGAACCAACAATGGATGTACCTTCTACTGCAAATGAATCTTCAATTCTATCTTGAAAATACATTTCAAACCTCGTAAACGATATTCTTCTAATATAGGATACATGAGTAACAACACTTTTGAAAGTGGGAGTTGTTAGTGTAACATCAGCAGCTATTATACTAAAGGGATTACCAGTAACAACATCAACCTCTATAGAATATCTGCCACTCCATTCTCCTGCAGATAATTCAAGCATATCATACGCAGGATAATAGATCTCAACATATTCATTAAATAATAATGAGAATAATGTTTTATATGATTCAGTAGTTCCTTTTTGTACGTATAAACTTTTTATATTTTTAATAAGGTTAGGGATGTCTACAGATTTTTCTAACCGGTTCGGTATAACTGTCATTAAATCCGAACGATACTTTTCAAATAAAGTAGATCTGGTTTCATCCAGATTCTTATAATTCAGCAGTTCTGATATTGTTTGTGATGGGTTGGGTGTATATGATACAATTTTACAAGAATTACCAGATCCATCGGATAGACTCTCTCCAATAACAAGTGAATTTTGTTTTGTCACAAATATTCTATTATTAGTAGGATCTATCCCAGTAATTTTAGTAGTAGTACCAGAAACATCCCCCGTCAGAATACTATCTATTACAAGATTACCAATCCCTGAGGAGTATACTATTTCAGCAGAATTGAGAAAATCGAAATACAATTCGACAAAACGTACAAAATCCGGGAATTGTTCCCTTATGTATTCAGGAAATTGATTTTCTATATTCATTATAATCTAGCCGGTGATGCTGTATAATTGGTCTCAGTTGTTTGAATTCCCAATTTACTTGTTAATTGTGTACCGCTTATAGTAGTATCTGATATTGTAATAATATCATTTCTTAGAGGTATAACATCAAATGAATCTAAATGTACATTCATTTTAAGTGTTTCTGAAGATATTGATATTTCTGAAATTATAATTTCGCCAGTAGTATAATCAACAGTTCCTATTTGACTATTTACAATTACTGTAGCACCTTCATCTGAAATATATGAGAGCTTAATTTTACCGATGCCGTCATCTTCAAGAAAATGAGTATAAGTTGAGTTGGTTATATTAAATCCGTCCGAGGAAACAACCCCTTTTAGAGCAGAGGTTGTATGATATTCGTGTGGATGATATATTGCATTATTAAAATTAAAAGTATATTTACTCGTAACATTGGTGAATGATGCTATACTTTTATTTGCAGTATGATTAACTGTGGCCGATACAATACTAGGGTCAGCAGCCAAAATAAGCGATATTATATCTGAATTATAATAGGAGGTATCAAACTTCGCTAATTTTGGATTAAACGCCACAATCTTATCCGATATAAGTGATGATAATCCTGTTGCTGTATTAGATGTTACTAAAGAATTAAATGTAAATTTCACATTTAAAACTAGATTAGTATAATCTGGAGTAACAAATTCTGGTAATATGGAAGTGAGTTTAAATTTATTAAGTTCTTGTAGGATAGAAGTTTTTTCTAATGAAGTCAGAGCAGTGTTGCTAGAAGTATCGACCGATAAAAATACTTTACCATATTCTGGTGGTATATTATCTTCCCCACCCCATACAGTCATATCTTCAATGAAAGAGAAATGATTCTTTAATAAAGATTTATAATCATTAATAGTAACAGTTCTGTTCTGAGCAGTATATAAATATGGTGCGTTTTTCTTTATAGATTCTATGGTTTCTATACCAGCACCACCAGAGGTTTTATCCGTCAGGGTAATAGCTATGTTCGTAAGGTTTGTCACAGAAGATCCGGATGACATTGTAGTAATACCGTTTGCAATATCTCCAGATGATTTTAAATATTCGAGTTCAACGACATTACCGATTTCTAATTTTTTACCGATAATATCATCACCAAAATATACTTCAAAACTTTCATCTATACCCTCTTGAGTGAAGTATATAGCAGATGTACTATTATGACCAACCAGAGTTTTAGATTCTATATATGTTGTAAAATCAGTTAAGGTTGAATCTTTGTATACCTTTACCCGGAGGGTTGTCATATCACACGATTTATTTGGTATTCTGTATACTTGTCTACCAGAATCAACAACATAGGAGTTAGATATAAATTTACCTTCGTATACTGTAATATCTGAAACTGCAATTGAACTTCCAGTAACCGTTGCAATATAGTCAGAAATAGTATTGAACTTTATTCCATTCGGTCCATTGAATGTAGTACCTCGGGGTATTGTTATTTTGTCAGGACTATTACTGACATCAGCAGTTAAACTAATCGAACCATTTGAACTTCTAACTGATCTGGGGGTATACCCCAAGGATTTAGCATGAGAAACTACATTATGTCGAAGCTGTGCAGTATCAAGAAACATTTCATTTACACTCATTGATGCTGTAATGGCATTATAATGAGTATTATATGCTAATACATCAAGAAGGGTTGACATTGCAGACCCATCAAAATCATAATCCACAAATTGAGATTGATTTCCCAAGAAAGATTTGAGATTGTTCTTTATATCAAAGAAATCCTGTTCTGTAGTGGAAATTGCCATTATTTTATCCTATCTAGAAAAGTGTCAAGGGAATGTACTTCCCCAGATATTGAATTAATTATAGTAAAATATATTGTAACTCTCAGAGAATTTGAATCGAGATCATTTATTTCTAATGATGTTAATATGACTCTAGGTTCAAAATTGTTTAATAATATTTCTATTTGTGTTTTTAATGCAGACATAGTTAATGGATCCATCTGCTCAAATAATAACCCCCTTATATTTGAACCGATCCAAGGCTGAAAGGGTCTCTCGCCATAATTAGTTAAAATTAGATTCTTCACCGATCGTTTAATTGATTCTACATCGTAGACTCTATTAATGTCCCCCGTAACAGGGTGAGAAGAAAATCCCATGTTGAGATCTTTCCATATTCGAATAGTTTTATCCGATATATTGGTTCCCTGTGCATCTATGTGTGCTGATGTCTGAATTGCCATATCATTAATGATTTGTTATTATATTATTATTTATAATGGTTATTATAATTAATTCCCTGCGAATACGTTAGAAGATCCAGAAGATACCTCTTCACCGCCGCTATAGGAGTCGCCTATTCTAGCAATACCGAGACCGTTAGCAAATACTGTAGAGGATCCCGCGGAAATGGCAGTTTGGTGGGACGGACAACCCGGTGGTGAATAAGTATGAGAGGTGTTTAAATCTGATTTTCTATGTACACCAGTACCATTCACAATTACATTTGAGGATTTACCTTCTGTGGTTGTTGAAGCTGTACATCCGTGATTAGTAGTTACGGTATCTACTGCCGATCCTCTGGCTACTGCTGGCATGATCTTACCGCATCAAGCATTTTTAATAACTCAGGGGTATCTATTTTCCTGTCACCCTGATATTCAATTGCATACCCCTCTGATATCATTGCCTCATTGATGTTTTTATCCCCAGTATAAAGTGTACCGAGAACTCTACCATACTTTCCTAATCCGTGGGATTGAACAGTAAGGACATCAGATTCATGTGTAAGTAATTCTCTGAGTTTTTCTTTGGCTTCAAGACCATATTTTTTCTCTGTTAGATTTCTGGTTCTTGATTCCGGTGCATCAATGCCAGATAGACGTATTCTGTTCTTTATAGAGACATCAAACCCGAGATCAATGCGAGCATCAATAGTGTCACCATCAACAACCTTTATAACTTGAATCTTATAGTTATACATTTTTTCTAACTTCCTCAAGTTTTGCTAATAATTGAGATGGTCTTAATCCCTCTAATGATTTATTAATATCAGCGTCTATCGAATTCATTTTCTCGGCTGATTCGTGGAATAATTCAGGGCTTACCATTTCTGACATTTTTTTAATTTCTTCTGATAAATCAAATTTCTCTAGACTATCTGTTACTAAGGTTTTAGATAATTCTAAATTCACTTCAGTCTCACCCAATGCTGAGGATATTTGTTCTCTCAGAGTTTTCATCGCGGGTAATTCGACTGACGGGGATTCTGTCAGTGCATCGGTTTTAGCATATAATGGTTTTTTAACTTTTTCAATGATATTACCAGCGGAATCTGTTACTATATTAGGAACCAATGAACATGGATCAATTCCCTCAAGTAATCCGTCAATTAAATCATCTAAATCTGATCCAGACTTAGCGAGTGCATCCCCATACTTTTTTAGGAAATCTGATTTTAATTGTACCAATAATTTAAGACCTTCGGCGGTAGGATTCGCCATTATCTGCCTAGCTCTTTCGACTAAAATTAATAACTCGGGAAGCATTGGAATGACCGGTAAATCATCCCCTTCCGGCATTTCCGGTATCATCGATCTCAAGATGAGTTTAAACTCATCCATTGCCGCTTCTGCTGCAACTTTTGCAGCTGCAACGGTTGATTCAATTTCAGCCATAGCAGACTCTTTCAGAGCTGCTATTTTATCTTTTAGTGCATCAAAATCTAGATCAATTCCGCATGGCATATTATTCTCCTAGTTTAAGTTAATTGCGCCAGATTTATTATTCGCAGAAATGTCTATAGTTGCACTTTCTGAATGCATATCAAGTTTCTGATCAGACCGAATATTCATTTTTCCTCCAGCCTTAATGGAACAATCCTCTGTTACAGAATTTATTGATATATTTTTCGTAGATTGTATAGAAGATATTCCTGAGGTGGTTAATGAATAATCTTTCATAGTTGTTTGGGAGTAATCCCCATTTAACTGATAATTATGATTACCGTTACATACAGCTTCTATATTTTGCGCTATTCTTATGCTATCGTTGCTCGAAATATTCCCAGTTCTATTACCAAGTATTTCGTATGCTTCGTTACCACCAGATTCTCCAGCACCAATTTTGACATAATGATTTTTATGAATCTTCTCTGTATAATTACCCTCAACCTCGAGGATATAATCGCCCTTGATCAATTGTCTACAAGCGCCAGATATGGTTATGTTACATGCACCTTCTATTAATACATTCTTATCCCTTAGTGTTATTTCATATTCGGATCCAACAATCTTTGTGACCTTAGATCCATCGGGATGAATTTCATCGAATGTTCCGGTACGATGGTAGTTCATTATACGTTCTCCCCCCGGAGAATCGTCTACTTCACGTACATGACCCGATTCTGATTCGTTAACATGATTATAAGGGTATACGGAAAAAGTGTCTGATTTGGGATTTAATTCGTCCCAAGTTGCCCTTTTGTCTTCAGGCATAGATTCCACAGTAGATAACTGTGGTTTGGTTGCTTTTGGTATATCTGTTATTTTGTTGTTCTTTCTTGTTATAAGAGAATTGTGTGTTAATGCACGACTTCCCCTTGCCAACTTATTTGTATCTTCTGGGTCTGTACCAGATCTCGGATATACACCATTCGGATCTTTGAATCCGTCTTTATTGTCAGAGTCCTCAGATGGAAAATTAAATCCGGGAAGGGAACCCACAATAATACATTCTTGCTTGAATTGATCAACAAAAAAACCCGTAACCCAAGAACCTTCAACTAGAAACGGTGGAGTAGATCCAAGACCGTTCATGCTGGGATTTGTTGTGGGTGCCATGACAGTTGACCACCCTAGATGATTCGTGGGTATATCTATTTTATCTGGGGAGTGATGCCCCAGACAACGAACCCTAACTCTACCAAGTTTTTCTGGGTCCATTCGGTCTTCGACAACACCCACAAACCAAATAAACCCGTTTTTTCCAAAATAATTTTCCATGTAAACATTATATTATAGTAATATAGTTATTTATATGGTTATTAGAAAACCTTAAGGATAATTGTCGCATCATTAAATCTACCGTTTCCACTAGTTCTAACGGTCTTGGCTAGGGTAGTGAATTTCTTGATCCATTGCCCTTTTCTCGTATTGGTCAGGAGTTTGAGTTGTTCTTCTGGTTTCCTTAAGCGTCTTTGCTCTGAAAAATCAAACCCCCGGAGAGTTGTTCCAGTGACAGTCATTCCATCAAGGGATGTATAATATCCAAGGATTTTGGTTTTAGTATTATATACCCAAACCTCTTTTGATCCGATTAGCCCTTGCGGATCTTCTGATTTGAGTTTAAGCTCTGGAAATGATTTTGCATATTTTAATTTTGAGACAATCTTCGAAGGAGATTTAATTTTTTTAACTCTCTCCGGTTTAATAGCAACACCATAGATTCCCACTCCTTCTATCATGGTATTCAGGAATTTGATGATTTTGTTCTTCTGGGGTGTTGTAAAGTTCGAATATCCTTCTTTAAGGTCTTTATCCGTCTTACTTAAAATAATCTCGTCACGGAAGTCTGAGGCCCATTTATCGATGTGTTTGAGCATCCCATACTTAACATTGTTATTAGCTAAATATTTTTCTGTCGAGAATTTCATTTTAAAATCTGAATTGAAAATGTAGTCATCCACAGCATTATCTAGACCTTCAAGAAAGAAATTCAATTTATTTGCAGTAGCTTCAGCAACTGAAATAACTTTTTTATTTGGATCCTTGGGGACAATAACCTTATCGTTCAATTGGGATACCCAATCTTCCATCCACTCCAAGTTTTTGGAATCTGTAATTTGATTCCGATCAATGAGTCTTGCCACAGCAGCAGCCGTTTGTATAGAATTCTGAGGGGTTATGACCTTTAAAATTTTTCTTTTCTTGAGATATGAATTAACATATCCTGCACAGGTTTTAGAGTCAGTCATGATATTATACCAGGCAAGAGCCTTGATCACATCGTATTTCCCGTAATCTTTCGGTAAATCCGGTTCAATTAACTCAGTAGACCATTTAGCTCTTATTTTTTCTTTATTGGACATATTATAATCCTCCCATTTTTTTCATTTTTCGAGCATATTTTAGAGGATCAACGTATTTCTCAAAATCCTCGCATTCAACCATGCAATTAGCTCTTCTCGAACATGTCTTACAGGGGGAGTCGTCTATATAAGTTGCTTCGATCCCTGCTCGTTCTTGTTTAGGTTCAATTGAAGCTAAATCCATGTGGATGAGACCTGTATTACTATCAAATAAACTCATAACATCTCCTTCATATCTTCAGCAAAATCTATTTTAGCATCTAAGACTTCTGGATAGATATCAGCAACATCATCAACCATAGTATCATCATATGGTTGATCGTCTGTTAAAGAAAGTTCGTCAAGGGTAACCCAAAATGCATCAGAATCAAGAACTTGATTGTGGACATCTAGGTGTTGGGTAAAATTCATTTTAATTAGATTAGTTGTAGTCAATTCATTCATAATATATTTCCTTCGCGAAAGTTTAGTAGCAGGTTTTTACGAGAGCATCGTGGTCTTTAAGCCAAAGAGCAACAGCAGCATCATGTTGGATTTTTTCTCGAGTAGTCATATTCCTTCTCCATTTAATTAATCTATGGTTACATTATACCATACTGGTGCAGGAAAGTAAACAACTATTTCAATTTATTTCAATTTATTTCATGTCATAGCGTTTTTATGTGCTACTTTTCCGTAATTCTGTGGGATATCAGGAAATTCCATTGGTTCAATCTGAGGCGTATCATCTGGAATGAAATAATCAGACCATAGATCCTGTTCTGCATCTATTCTATAACGCTCGAAATCCACGACCCCTTCTGATCTTAGAAGTACATCATCAATGTGAAACCCCCCAGTGAACTTCTTCGAATCTCGAGATAGAATCGCCTCTGCGGCATCCGCCATAATTGATACATCCCTACAATGTTTCAGGGAAATTATTCCACCAACCACATTAGAAATTGCTGCAGTTGCTACAAGGGAATGTGGCCATAGTCCATTTACCCCAATACCAAGAGATCTGAATTCCTCTGCCATACCTAGAACACATTGAGACATACCAAATTTAGATAATGAATAAGGTAGAGCTGTCGAAAACCATTTAGCTTTCATATCTAGGGGAGGGCATATATTAAGAATATGAGGGTTATCACCTTCCTTGAGATGTGGTATACATGCCTTTGAAAGAAGAAACGTACCGCGCACATTGACTGCGAACATTAAATCAAATTGTTTCATTCCAACTCGCATCGTCGGGGTAAGATTAACATAACCTGCATTGTTAATAAGAATATCGATACCACCAAAGGCGGCAACAGTAGCATCCACCGCCGAAAGAACCTCATCCTCCTTTCGAACATCGGTAACAAGAGGAAGTACTTCTCCTCCTGCCTCTTCTATCTCCTTTGCGGCAGTATATATAGTTCCAGGAAGCGATGGATGATATTTTGCAGTTTTTGCTAGGATTGCTACCTTAGCACCATGCCCTGCTAGTTTTTTAGCAATGGAGAGACCTATACCTCTAGATCCCCCCGATATAATAACACGTTTATTTAAAAATGATTTCATAATTCACCGTCCATTATTTTTTCGTTGATTTCGTCACCCTATCCCATTCTTCAGGGGTGGCATCATTTAAATGTCTTTTTTTAGAATCTTCGACTTGATTCTTGATTTTTTTCTTTGGTACTTTAGGTGTAAGTAATGTATAACTTTTATCTGTATTCATTTTTAACTCCTGAGCTATGATTTTTAAGAAATAATACTCTTTATAGTCATACCAAAAATCATGATAGTATATAATATGTATACCGAAATATCTTTTTCGAGGGATATTTTTATTCCAGATTTAGTAAAATTTATCAACATAATTTATCTCATCTAAACAATTTATACTTATATTATACAACAATTTCGTCGAAAAGTAAACCTTTTTTCAAATTAATTCGAGTCCTATATTCAATTTACTTTCGCAGTTAAGGCAAACGACATCTTGATTCTCGATTAACTCGATCAATCTACATCTCCTTTGTGTTATACCTAAATTATTATTTATTCTGATAATCTCCCTTCCTTTCGGATAATATCTTAGACAAACTATTTCCGATTCATGACAAAATACACAAGATTTATTTGTGAATGTATTATTTAACCAAATTTCTTTTTTAGTTTTAATTCTGTTATTAGCTTTTGTTGTTGATGATTTGTAAGATCCTCCAGTCCTCAGACCTTTGTTCCATGATGTGGTTAACCTAGATTTATGACTCAGGGGAGGTAGCTTCAGATATTTAAGTTTGTCTGGTATAGATTCATTTATATCTATAGAATCTATACCATACTTATTTTTCATTATTTTGACTAAGAGAATAGCCTCAGAATTTGTTAATCCGGATTTGTATTTTCTTACCCTCTTATCATGGTTTTCGTCTTTGGTGTAAAATATGTTATATATTATTCCCTCAGAATTAAATGTGTAATATACGGTCCATGTTCTCGGTCTTCCCATTGCATCACAGTTTATCTATACATAGTTTTTGGATTATATTTTTCATTGGAGCAGATTGTTCTTCTGGATCTATCTCAACGTTCAATACATAGGATTCGGATTCATCTGCTATCGCCATTTCAAATACCTCCTTAAACTTCGTCGAATCCTGTACGTGTACACCAACGCCCCCATTCGTGAGATCCGTAATTTTTTCATAGCTCCAATTATGTATATCATTAAATTCGCCTTCCATAATAGCTTTTTCAGTTGAATATCCCCTGTTGTTCAATATAATTACAATAGTGTTTAAATTATTACGAATATGTGTTGAGAATTCAGATCCTGTCATTTGGAATGCACCATCCCCAACAATAATGACTGGTCTTTTATTCGGTTTGGCATACTTAACCCCAATTGCGCCGGGAACCGAGAACGACATGGAAGTATAATACGCCATGCAAAGGAATTGACCCTTCCTTACTGGAATATCAATCATACCAAATAAAGATTCCCCTATATCGGATATGATTATATGATCATCTGTCACAGTCTTCCCAATTAAATCGAACACACATTCGAGTTTAATCGGACTAGAAACCTCGGTAGAATCAACCTCAACTTTAGTGCTCTTAGTAGAATCTACAATTTCTTTCCATTCGTCAAGAACCGCTGAATCTTGTGCCTCTATATCTTCAAATTTTGATATAAAAGAACTAACCAATTCGAGGAACCCCGAATTTGAAGTCTTTAATTCTTTTATATAATCGTTATTGAATCTAATACCATCGTCCATATTAATAGATATATCAGCATTCCAAGAAAATGATTCTACATCTGTGTTAACCATACCAAGTGTTACAATACAGTCAGATTCTTTTATTTTATTGATAATAGAGATATCAGAAAATAGTTCAGAAACACAACCAAGACAATTTTGTTCAAATTCTGATATAGTAGACTTGCCAAGGAGAGTTGTGAAAATTGGTATATTTAATTTTTTAGAGAACTCAAGAATTTGATCTTCTAATGTATTCCTAAACACTTCGTGCCCAATAATAAGAACTCTATTCTTTGCATGGACAAATTTATCAAGTCCCTCATAGGGAAGGTCTAGGATTTGTGGTTTGTGGTTATAGGGTACATCCCTACCATATACCGCATAGAACTTAGAGAGATAATGATCAACGCTTCGCATTATATCTTTATTCGAAAATTCAATATATACTGGTCGTGAATGCATTCTCATTTGATTCAGGGCAAGATGAATCACTGCCATATTGACGAACATATCCTCAGAATCTAAGGTATAAGCATTGCATGTTATATTTGAAAAGATTTCTTTTTGTGTATTGCCGGTAGAGATAGTATGATGTCGATTGGGGTTTATCTTGAGATCTTCTTCACTGGGTTTACCAACAAGAACCACCATAGGGGATTTTTCTGCATATGCCCCTGCCACAGCATTCATAATATTCATTGCACCTACAGAATAGGTAATACATACTGCACCACATCCACGGAGTCTACCATAAGCATCAGCAGCATACCCAGCCGAATCCTCTCTCGAAACCCCAACATATTCTATTCCGGGATTTTGTTCTATCTCTCTCATAAAATTTAGAGTGTAATCGCCCGGAATACCAAATATGTGTTCCGCACCATACAATCTGAGTTGCTTAATTAAAAAATGTCCTAAATTCATATATTCACCTTTCATTAAATTATTAAATATTATTTAATCGACACTCACGTGTGGAACTTCTTTATCGTATTTATAATGATAGTAGACGATAATAAAACACTTATTTTATAAATATTAATGAAATATAATGAATGTGATGAAAAAACTATATAATGGGATTAAATAACACACAAAGGAGAAAACTATGGCTTTTCAAGTTAGTCCCGGCGTATTAGTCCAAGAGAAAGATTTAACAACTATAATTCCAAATGTATCTACATCAATTGGTGGTATTGTTATAGTGGCTGATAAAGGCCCCTGTGACACCATCGTAACAGTTTCGACCGAAGCTGAATTGGTAGATAATTTTGGTAAGCCAAATAGTTCTAACTCTGCATCTTGGTGGACAGCCGCAAACTTTTTAAAATATTCAGGCACACTGAAAGTAGTTCGTGCAATTGATGAATCTGCCGCGCTCAACGCATCGGGAACAGCGGGTATATTGATTAAGAATGATGATATTTGGGAAAATACTACATTAACCGCAGTTGGCGATTTTGCAGCAAAAACCCCAGGAGTATGGGGAAACAGTCTTAAAGTAGATGTATGTCCTTCAGGGGGAGCATTTTCTGGATGGGCACATGAGGCTTTATTTGATATAAAACCGGGTACAACAGATTATGCTCTCGGTCTTGGTGGTGCTGATGATGAGGTTTATATAGTCGTTTCTGATGAAGATGGTGGTATCACTGGTGTTGCTGGAACTGTATTAGAAACATTTATTGCTTCAAAATCATATGATGTTAAGTCTATTACAGGCGAAGGCATGTATTATAAAGATGTTCTATTCCGTTCATCTAGATATGTTCACTGGATGGATCATCCTACAGCAACAAGCGGAACTGCTTGGGGCTCAGCTATTGCTAGTGCTGCATATCTTGGTACAGAAGCAGCTTACTCATTATCGTTAGCTAATGGTGTTGATGGAACTGTTACTACTGGTGATAGATCTGAAGCATTAGACGAATTTAATGATGCTGATACAGTTGATCTTAATTTATTAATATCAGGTGATGCAGATTTAACATTTGCTAAAGATTGTCTTGATGTTGCAGCAACTCGTAAAGATTGCCTAGCATTTATTTCACCGTTGATATCAGATGTTGTTGGGGTTTCTAACTCTGCAACACAAACAACTAATGTGACTGATTATTTCAATAATGTCTCAACTGGATTTAATTCATCTAGTTATTCTGTATTTGATTCTGGTTGGAAATATATGTATGATACATATAATGATAATTATGTATGGGTACCATTAAACGGTGATATTGCTGGAACTTGTGCTTCTACAGATGATGCAGCAGATCCTTGGTTCTCTCCAGCTGGAATGAGTCGTGGTAATATTAAAGGTTCTATTAAGTTAGCCTTTAATCCAACTAAGACTCAAAGGGATACTTTATATAAAGGCCGTATCAATCCAGTAGTAACATTTCCGGGAATGGGAACACTACTATGGGGTGATAAAACTGCTCAGGCTAAAGCATCTGCATTTGATCGTATCAATGTTCGCAGACTCTTCATGGTACTTGAGAAAGCTATCTCAATTGCTTCGAGAGCTCAATT